GGAGAACGCTCCCACCAATACGCAGCGGAAGAAGTAGAGTTATGGCGATACTTGATCTTAGAATTACCAGCCTTATAGTAATCGTACTGTTTCTGATAATTCTTTTCTGCACTATTTGCATAAGAGCGAGAGCCAAAGATCTCAAACTCCGCCAACAACGGCAGATAATCTACAGACTTTGTAACATACGAAGCAGTATCAGAACCGCCAGCAGTATTGTCCGTATAAATCGTCATCGGTTTCATAACCGCACGAAGCGCGGATGGCAATGCAGCCATTAGCGTGTTTGCAACAGGGCTTGTAGCACAAGTAGATGTTGCATCATTACCCTTACGACCAGAAGAAGCCGCGCTACCATATCCGCTTGGAGCAACATTCGTACTGCCAAGAACATCATAACGTAGATCGCATCCAGCCCATCCACCATAGTTATAGTTACCCCAATGGTTCATGTTGAAATACTTTGAACCATTCGTCGAATAACTATTGTAGTTGCCATCGGTGAGACACAAATCACTTCCGCCAGAAGCCGCAGACTTGAATCCGCCAAAGTCAATGGTGTTTGATGCGCCATTGTGAGCAAATCCAAGAATATATACATAGTAAGTAGCATTCACTGCAAATGTACCGACTGTACCATTGACTAAAACACCCTTACGATCACCGACGTCGAAATAGTCATCACCCTTACCGGCAGCGGAAATCTGAGCGATTTGTTCCCATGTGTATGTGTCAAGCGCATTACCCATTGGAGGCATAAACGACGCGATAACATCAACTGTCTTGTTAGAAGGGGCTGTGTAGTTCGTACCAGCACCGCAAGAAACAGTGATTGTAGTGTTACCTGTGGTCTGATTGACATGAGAAACCGTAGCGGTATTTCCGCTTAGACTAACAGTCGCAATAGAAGTATTGTTAGACTTAACCGACACCGTTCCGTCGTGATTACCACCAATCGTAAATGTGGTAGTCAAATTATCCTTATCGACCGTAACGCTTGTCTTGCTCACAGTCAGCGTACCAGTCGCTTTGCCGATTTTCCACGAAACAGTCTTTGCTGTAGTTGTGCCGTCAGACCAGCAATAATCCGACTTTGGCGTAAATGTGGCATTGTATGTGCCGGCATTTGTTCCAGATGTCGTTCCGCCAATCGTCATCTTGGATGTGTCATAATTGCTCCAAGACGGGGACTGAGAGTTTTTATTATATGTCAGCGTACCACTCTGGCTTGGAACGGTCGTAATCTTCAAACGATTTGGAACTCCGGTTATTCTATTACTTGTGTTTACATTAACTGCGCCATCCGTAGAGATGGGGAAGAATGAAATGTAATAGGTCGTTCCGTTAGTTAGGCCAGTAACAGTAAGCGCAGAATTCGCATACTGATTGCGAGTGGTAACATTTAGGCTATAAGCCGCATCGCTATCGTCTGGAGAAGTTGCGTAACTTCCAGCCTTAACGACAATCTTTGTGCTTGCCCATGTCGCAAGTGTCACGCCGTCCGAAACTACGGTCGCGGCTGGATCAGTCCACTTGATTGCAAGCTTTCCATTACCAGCAGCAACAGCGCTTGCGCCAGAAATATTACCAACATTTACAGCAGCAGGAGTAACATTGAATTCGTCATCCGTACTGTCCGTATATGTACCAGTGGTAGTGTATGGGAACAGCTTATAGTAATACTTCACGCCGTTAGTCAATCCACTATCACAGAAATAGGCAGATTTATATTGATCTCGCGTCTTGCTGTCGAGAACGATTGTGCCATCTCTACGACTTGTCGGAGCAGAACCAGCCTTACGAACAAGGAGTGTTCCTCCCCATGCGGCAAGAGTAGAGCCAGCAACAACCATATCATCAGGATCAGTCCATTTTACATAGACCTTTCCAGCCGCCGCGAGCGTTGCAATTCCCGTAACAGCAGCAAGAGCAAGTCCGCCGCCAGATCCGCCGCCAGTTGGGAAATTAGAAATAATAGGCATATTGATTCCTCCATTAACCTAAGAGAATAATTACAACGGGAATGTCTTGTTCTGGCAGTTCACCATCAGCTACGATTTGTAGCTTTCCGTTTTCCTGACCGGTGATGGAGAGCAACGCTTCTCGCGCAATTTCCCGTTGCTCGGCAGTCGCACTATGCGCCACCGAAATAGTTCCGTTTTGCGCAGCACCAAGCCCCTCAATAGAGAGTTCTTGTGTGAAAGGAGCATCTACGCCTACCCATGCGGAAGCCAGCAATGTTGCCGTAGCTGAAGTGCTTTTGTCTGCTTTCTCGCCAAGAGCGGTGTCAATCTTCACCATATTGGATTGCCCAGAACCATTCATTTTCTGTCTCCATGTTTGGAACTTAGCAGACGCATCATCTTCCAAATAAAGCCCGTAGTTAGTTGTTTCGCTCATCCGTCAACACCGCCTTTCTTAACTCAGCAAAATAATGACGGTTGGAATATCGCAGGTGGGTACAGTGCCATCCGCAGCGATTGTGATAGTTCCATCGGCCTGAGCGCAGACATAAAGCTCTCCATTCTTTACTGCCTCCATCGCTTGTGCTGAAATGTCTTGTGTAATGCTGATAATTCCATTCTGATTTGCACCTAATCCATTGATCGAAATACTCTGTTTGCCGTTCACCCATCCATCTGCGGCCAGAGTTGCATAAACAGCGTCGCTTGCGCCGCTTCCAGATGTGAGGTCAACCCACGCATCATTCAAATAGCGCCAGAAGTGAGCCGTATCTTTTACAAAGTAAAATTTGTCCAATGGAGCAAGAATTGCTGTTCTTTCCGCGTCCGTCTCCAAATCAATAATGTCAGTAAGATGCTTACGAACATTGTCTTTGGTGTCATAGTAGACATCGGAAGTATCAGTGCAGATCAGATACCGTCCAGGTGTAATCGGAATCAAGGCAGTATTTTCAGCCTTGCTTTTTACCGTTTCAAAAACCCGAAAATTGTATCCCACTTGCACACCTCCTTAAATTGATAAAGAAAGCGGACGGGCTTTTGCCCGTCCGCCGTTTTCGGATACATCATTGATTAAAGCGAATGAAAAATCCTCGATTAAAAAGTACCGACAGTGACAGCTTCCTCAACAGCCTTGACACGAGTATCCATGTCGCTGTTCAAGCCGTCTGCATAGCCCTTAGCATCAGCAAGAGCCTTCTTAACAGAACCCTCGGTCTTCTCGTCGCCCTGCAAAGTAGTAAGCTTACCCTCAGCAGCAGTCATACGACCGTCCATAGCGGTGTTCAGTTCATCCGCATAGTCCTTTGCGTTCTGCTCTGCGGCATCCCACTTTGCTTTGTCGCCAACTGCAATCTTGTCAAGCTCTGCCTTGTTAGCGTGTTCGTGCGCCTTACCAGCAGCGGTATCCCACTTCTCCTTATCGCCGGTCTCAATCTTATCCAGCTCGTCCTTATTGGCATGAGTGTGAATCTTATTGATCTCGGTCTGCAGCTCAGTAGTCAGCTTAGCCTTGGTAATAGTACCATCAGTAATAGTAGCAGTTACCTTATGAGTGGTCTCATCAATGTAGATAACGACCATATCGCCAGCTGCAGAACCAGAGGTGACATACTCAATCAGAGAATCAACAGGGATGTAGATCTCGCTGTTCTCAGCATTGGCAAGCACCAGCTTCAGATAAGTACCATTAGCCTGACCTTCCGGATTGGTGACAACAGTACCGCTCTGAACAACCATATCCTTAGGAATATTGATTGCAGTGCCGACATTTGCACCATTCTTAGTCAGATGATAGGTTGCAGCAAAACCTTCAGCAGCAGACTCGTCCTTAACGACAGTATAGGTGTCTGCATTTGGGATAATGACCTTCAGACCTTCTTGACCTTCGGTCTCGTCAAGCTCCAAAGCATTGCCAGCAGCAGGAGAAAGCTTCACCTTAACAGTAGGCTTAGTGGCAGTACCGCCGATGTCAACACTGTTGTCGCCAGCACCAACAGAATCAACCTTACCGTTGATCTTGTTCTTTAGAGTCTCTTCAAGCTCGTTCTCAGACACATTGTCCTTGTGCGCCAGCTCACCAAGTTCGCTACCAGTAATACCAGCAACATAATCCTTGACTGCCTTTGCAGTAGGCACTTCGCTGTCACTTGCAGAAGCACCGATAGTTGTAGCAACGGTCTTTGTTACAATAGCGGTGAAAACAGACTTCCATGTAGTACCATTCCACACATCACCAGCGCCAGAAACAGTGTCAATGTACAACACACCCTGGGCAGGAGCGGTAGGCTTAGTACCATCGTAGAAGCGCACAGCCTCAGTGTAAAGATTTGCGCCGAAGAACAGCTCACGGGTATCCGTGCAGAGATAGAAGCTGTTTACATTACGCTCCGCAGGCAAGTTAGCTTTCAAGCCCTTATAAATTAGATTTGCCATAGTTTCTTCATCCTTTCTTGCCGTTGATACGGCTTATAAAATAGTGATAAATATAGATTAAGCGAGGGCTATTGCCCTCGCCAAATCAAGCAAATAGGTTAAAACTCTCCGACAAGATCCTCGGCAGAAATACCATCGACTTTCGTAAGAGTCTTATCCGGTTGGATACGATATCCAGCAGACACACCGTTCTCAACGACAAATAGTTGCATACCATAATGATATACACCATCAGAGCTGCCGACAGGAACAGCAGTTGCAGCAGCGGCCCGCGCCGTTTCAAGGCTTTCAAAATATGTACGTCCGTCCAAAGGGAAAGCGGTCTGAGGAACGAATGCAACCGCGAAATTTAGCTTACCAAAATCAGCCATTACAATTCACTCCTTCCTCAAATTGTGACCTTATAAGTGTTTGCGGTGTCGTTGGCATTAGCCATATCCATCACATACACCTTATAATCAATACCGTCATATCCGTTAGCACCCTCAACAGAAACAACGGACTGTGTAAACGCAGTTTTAACCTCTGCGTTCATTCCGTTGACGTCCTGAACAGAGTTGACATCACGCAGCGAAGCGGGATATGCAAACACGACACGGATAGCTCCAACGGGAATAGAGATGGTAAAACTGTTTCCAGCAGCAAGTGCCTTATTACTCTTTCCGGACAAAGCGCGGACAAGCGCAGAGTTTACCACACCATCTTTAGCAGTCAAAGAACCGTAGAAACTGTTACGATAGCCAGAAATCTTGCTCTTCGTAGCCGTCTTCTTACCTGCCTTGATCTGCCCAGCAGCATAATCCTTTTCCAATGCAGTCTTCGGCATAGCACCGTCTGCATAAGTCGCCTCGGCAGTGATGGAATATGCTGTGTCATCGCCAACGGTAATCTCATCGAATGTTCCACTTGCAGTTGTTTTCTCACCGCCATCTGTATTTGTCACTTTCCATGCAGAAGCAACGATGCCAGTTGCCGGTCCGAATTCATAAGAACCAGCATTTAGCACAGCAGAGTAATCTGGAGATACCTTTGTACCAACTTCATATGCCTTGATCTTAGCCGCAGTTAATGTAACACTCGGCTGAGTTACAGTCGGGTTTTGATCTTCTGCGAAAGCGTCATTCAAAAGCTCTGTCAAAGTCTTATCTTTTGCTGGAACTGTGACCTTGCCTCCGACCGGTGTATACTTACCAAACTGATATGTAAACACCAGATCTTCTGTGAACACAATATCGTCTGTTGACGATCCGCCGAATAGCTGCACCCATGCACTGCCCGTCCAAATCTCACCAACCTTGGTGTCCGTATTAACATACAAAACACCAGTGGCAGGAGTTGCCGGTTTTTCACCAGTGTATGTACGAACTGCTTCGGTAAAGAGATCTGCACCAAAGTAAATCTCTCTTGTGTCCGTACAAAGATAAAACGCATTTTCACGGACTTCTGGCAAATTTGCTTTCAAGCCCGTATACACAAAATGAGCCATTATCTTGTTCTCCTTTCTTGTTATTTAGCTTACAGAATATTTACAAAAAGATAGCGCTACTCTTTCTGCACAAATTAAAAGCTGCCAATCATATCTGCCATAACAGCAGAAGATGTGGCAACACTGTCTTCAACAATATCATCCTTACTACCGCCAGACGGAACGCTATATGTCTTAATCAGACCGGCGCTGATCCATGTAAGCTTGACATTTTCTTCATCATTTTTAACATAGAAAAGATCATCCTTTAATGTCTCACGCTCATCATCATCTAACGTGATCTTCCATGTTCCGTCGATATTGTAAACGCCAGTAGATAAGCTTGAAATAACAATACCAGAGCCGCTGATGTTTGTTACCGGTTTGTTGGAAAGCTGGTCATAGTTGGAAACTCCGCCTGTTCCGCCGCCAGAACCTCCACTCCAAAAAGGAATATCACTCATAGCAACCTCCTGTTTGTTAATACATGTAATAGATGTTGACAGCTACGGCTTGTTTGAACACAAGACTCGTAATGTCAATCTGTCCATACCCTAATTCAAAAACACCAGACACAATCGGGATATCGCATCCATTGATGGATACCTCTGTGCCTGGATCACATTGAATACCAATTTTCTTAATAATCATTCGTTCAGCAAATGCCAAAACACTATTCTGATGTAATTCAATTTCGTTTTTTCTGAATACATCGACCATGTTTGCGTTCGCTGTTGTAGTTCCATTAAAACTACCAAGCGTACCCTTAGACATATATAAACACCTTCCTAATCGTTTTAAGCCAGCTCAACATAATCAAGCTCGTCAAGTGACATAGAATCTATGCTGCTAAGAGTAGACGAATCGAGATCAGACAACAAACGATATCGCTTTAAGCCGGCAGCAACATTTGGTGTCAAATGTAACTCCGAAAATTCAGCCTTAATAAAAGCTTCGAGAGATTCATTGACTGCGGCAATTAGTGACATAAATCCATCCGTAGAAAGATACTTTGTCGATTTCACACCGTTGTTTACAGCAGTCAAATAAAATGTCTGATTTGCATTGCCAAGCGTGTACCACATTTCAAAATCCATCGAGCAAAGCAGATTCATAACAGCTTCTCCTTGCACAGCGAGCAAGTAATACAAATCAAACCGATCTGTGTTTAATTGCATCTCTGTGCCAGCACCAGCAAATGTCTCCTTCTTTGTATCGACTCTGGATAAAAGCTCGATGTCATTCTGCATCTTATCAAAAGCGGTCTTTATTGTATCAGCGGTCGATGTGTGAAAAATCAAATCGCTACGCCCGCTTCCAATTGACTTCGCAAGATCGTATTGCAATGCAGATGTTGTAAGTCTCGTTAGATTTTGAAAAATCTCGTATGTTTCTTCGCCCATTTCAAATGGACTCGTTGCAAAAACAAGGTCAGATTGACCGGAGATCGGCTTACCAGCAGCCAATTCAACATCCAAATCAATCTCAACCTTGTTCTGAAACGTATTAAATACACGCTCTAACAACTCGTCAATCTCAGTTCTAAGATTAGCGTCACTCTCTCCGATGATAAATCTTTGTAGGCACAAATAATTAACCATCGCATCCAGATACATTTTGTTATACATGATTAGGCCGTCTCGATACGGAAGATTTTTGATAATAACATCAAACTCCGTCAGCCGCTTGCGAAGATAGATATTATATTCTTGTGCCATAACTCACCGCCAAATTGTTTAGCTAATTTTATGCAGGATTGCTCAATGTCAAAGTCAGGCTACCAGCCTTAATGGTAACGATGGTCGCAGTTTCAACATTACGAGCAGAAGACAGCTCGTCAAACATGAGCAGATTTCCGCCAGTCAAAGCGTCGTAAATAACAAAATGCGTCATTGTACCCCAGTTCGCAGTTGACTCATCAAACGAAACCGCAGCAGTATTCTTAATTACACCAGCAGTCGGCTCGCTCAGAACAGTTAGCTTGACACGCTTATAACCAGCGCTTGAAGCCGGTTCAGATACGCCAGATCCATCTACACCAGGTTCAGTCGCGCTTAAACCAATGTAATAATCACCTGGAAGCGCTGGATTCTCCTTTGTGTGAAATAGATTACCCATCACCTGATTCAAGAAATATGTAGTAGTCATCGCAAATCCTCCTTATTTGATGATTGCCTTATCAATATTGTTTGTAATACCTAAAATGCCTTGGCTTGGAATCTCAGTTTCTCCGGACATATCCTGAATGGTGATCTGATAGATATACTTGCCATATAGGTTCACGGTCTCTTGTGGGAGAAGCGTAACCGTCAGAATATTTTCAACGCCATCATCATTTGCAACAATAGACATGGGCTTTGATAACACCGGAGTACCTGTACGATTTACTGAATACACCACTGAAAATGTAGCCGTAGCGCCTGATGCGCTGAACGGCTTTCGTGTATCAGTGAATAGGCAAAATCGTAAATCGTGTGTTTCCCCGCCAACAAAAAGGATTTCAGGTAGGTCATAAACTTTTGATTGCATATTAACCTCCAACATTTACGGGAAACTCACATTGGATTTCCAACATACAATTCCCAACCACTTCAAGCAAATTGTCACCACAAACAAGCTTGAAGAATTCAAAATTGAAATATGGATATAGGTTCAAATCCATATTATTTGTAATTACACCATTTTCATTATCCACTTCAATCTCTAAGAAGTAGTCTTGCGGAAGATCGCTCAATGCAAAAACCCTATCGTTATCAGAATGATTGATGATTTTGATAGCGTTACTTCCGTTCAGTGTGATTTTTAGCTTTGGCTGATATCCACCACGATAACTTCCGAGATTGCGCAAAATAATGTTAGTGTTGCCGCTGCAGTTATAGCTATATGTCACCGGATACTGATAGGCAAATGGGGAATCGCATCGAACAGTGCATGAAAAAGCAATCGGTAAATTTCCGATTTCCACCATCTGCAAATCTTCAATCAAGCACCGATATCGAACCTGCTCCATATCGGCCTGCTCAATTTCCAACCACTTATAACCATCGACAGGAGACAACCATGCACTGATTGCCTCCCGATCCCAGGCATCAAAAAAGCCGTTTGTTTTCACAAACGACTTATCAGCTCCAAATACCATTTTGAATGTCAATGGCTCATTTTGTGTGATACCATAAAACAGCGGCTTATATCGACCAGAAATACGGTCTTCCGAAATTTCTGCCGGCGTAGGAAAACTACCATTACCAGGAGAAACACCATTGACTTCGTAAAGCCTTAGCCCGTATTCCGTGCAAGGGATACCATCAAAAATAAAATAGTCACCCCAAAAAGCCATAACTGCACCTCCGCTTACTTATCCTTTGGCTGTTCCTCTTCCTTTGTAATCTCACAACCAAGCAAAATGTCTCTCGTCTCTTCAAGAATGGCGATACTTCCACTCAGATTTGCAAGATTCGGCTTCCCGCGAACAGAAATATTGTCAAGCGCATTCAGTACAGCAACTAAACGATTGATAACTTCATCCTTCATATATTAGTGGTGTTTGATTGTTTGATCTCTTCGATACGAGCCTTTACAGCATTCAGCTTTTCTTGATACTGATTAAACTGCTCCATATCACCAAGCAACGGCTTTGATGTATTTGTCAATGTTTTGCTTGTGATATCAGCAATTTTCGTATTGATTCTGTTTAGATAGTTAAGCGTCTGCTCCAAATTAGAACCGGCGTTTTTATCTGTCAAAATAGAGTTACTTTGAACAAACCCTTTTATGGATTGAGCGCCATCTTTGATTTTTGCAAGGTTAAAATTAAACTTCTCTACAACGCCATCAGCCTTAGTAACGCTGGCAGTGAAACTTTGGATGTTTCCCTTAGAATCCTTAAAAACATTCGTAATATCCGTCTTGCCAAGCTTACTGAATTCGGCCTGCGCCCGACTAACGATATCTTTGACCGATGTAAAGTAACGCTGTCCGTCAGCCTTTAATTGCGTTGCATCAAAAACCTGCAACGGCTTATATGTGCCAGTATGGTTTGCACCACCGACCTGCTTGGCGATTGTTTGTAGCTGACTCTGCACCGTTTTAACGGAGTCTTCATCAAAACCAACCTTCAGCTTTACAGTGTGCGATTCACTCAAAGACTTAGCAATACTTGCAAGCTTAGAATCAAGTGAAGACTGGCTGTTCTCGTCAATCACGGCTTTTAATAGAATTTGCAGATCATCCACGCACAATCACCTCACTTATAAGTTGTTTAACTAATTTCTTATATAAAGAAAAGAAAGACACCCGATTATCGAATCGTAATGCCTTTCTTCATAAGTCCTCGTTTTAATGCCTGCGTACATTTGCCAGAAGCTTGTAATCTCTCAATCGTAGTTTCTGTAAATGGGCGGGCTTTCGGTCTGCTCCAATAGTCATAACCAGGATCACCAGATCCACCACGACCATGCTCAATCAAATACGGGAGATTCTTATTTACCGTAGCTCTGTCTCCGTTTCGACCGTTCAAATATGGGTTCGGATCGGTAATATTGATAACAGATAAAATGCCGTTTTGTGCAGTATCGCCTTTAATCACAATATTATACGGATCTCCGATACCGCCAAAATCATATCTACGCTGGTAATATCCAGATGTATCCATGCTATAAACGATGTCTTTAATTGCCTCGACCTCTTCATCACGAATAACATGGAATACATCGTTGGTTAAAGACTCATCGACAGCTTTTTTCAAATATGCCATCAGATCAGCCGTATTTTTGAACTGCGGCATATCGTTCCTCCAAAATAAGAAAAGC